TCCTTCAACTGTTGCGCTGCCGTTCATTAGCGCACTAAAATTCTCGCTTGAGGGTAAAAGGTTCTGTGAAGTATTCCTCACGCCCGAAGACTCACTCACTCGATTACTAGCATCAAACATAACTTGAGCCTCGGTGTTGTCGCTTGAGCGTCTTATTCTTGCTGCATACGGAGAAACGTCTCCAAGCTTCCTAAGAGAAAAGGCTGCTACTGGTGCTTGCTTGGTGACTTCTTTGACTGAGATGTTGTCGAAAATAAAATCTGATGCTGATCCTCCACTTGTTCTTTTAAGTTGTAATGCTGCGCCTCCTGATAAAGAAGCAATAAACGTCTCAGAAAATGATTGAGAAGAAGTGTAGTTAAATTGATTACTGTCAATAACGAGTGAACCACTGCCTGAAGTTACTGAAATGTCTCCAGTTATTGAATATCTTTTCCCTGCTACAACTTGTATGGTTTGTTGTGCGCTAGCAAAAGTTCCATCGCTAGCTATTCTAAGACCTCCGTTAGTTATTTCAACAGTTTGTCCTCCAGTGGTAAAGTTCCAATTAGAATCAGATTCAAAGTCTCCATTAGTTACCAACTCAGTGTCACTCAAAGTAAACTTAAACTTCTCAAGAAATAGCTCCTCAAGTTCTGCACCTGTTAGCGGTCTTGTTAGCTTTGCTGTAAGAGGCGTTGTCAACTTGGACGATGGCCTACTAGCTGAAGTACTGCTACTACTACTTGAAGAAGAAGAGGAAGACGATGAATAACTCATTGAAAAATTTTATGATTAATCGAGTGGTGAAATAGCAACGTAAAGATCGTCTGCTGCGTCTCCAGATCCTCCAGAAACAACAAGCTGTATCTCAGTCTGTGTTGATGTAAAGACACTTCCTCCTGGTGCTGTAAGTACTGCATCAGGTCCAATGGTTACAAACGCATCCCCTACTTTGTGTTGTAGAGTGAGTGTTCTACCAGAACCAAATGTACCACTTGCTAGGAAACAATAAGATCCTGCTTTGGTCTTGTTGACCGCTGGAGTGCTTGTTGCGTTAAGTGTTCCGTTACCATCACTGTCCAGCGTAGTGCTGTTTTTCAGGTTAATGTTAGTTATGTATGATGATGCCATAATAATAATATATCTCTTCTAATTTTTAATAGTTTACGTTTGCTCCGCTTCCTTCACTCGGAAGGCTAACTGAAGGTCTTCGGATTGTAAGGGAAGATGTGCCTCTTCTACGTGGATCTTTTTTCTTTTTCCTCTTGTCCTCTACCTCTTCAGCAACAGGCGTTGGTGGTGGTGGGGCCATTGGTGCTGGCTGGTTTACAATTTGAGGCGAAGGCATCCTAGGTCTTCCTATACACATAATTTAATCTCGGTTGTTTGTTAAAATATTTTCGTTTTGCTCTGCGTTTTTTGCTCGCAGAAAGTTTACAATGTTACGTTGTCCAAAGTAATAATCCATATCTCGTAGATTATCCTTTGGGCTAAATTCTTTCGGGGGGAACAACTCATCCAACTCATTCACTAACTCACTTGATACAATTGGAAAAGGTTTGATAATATTATCCATGTTCTTTAGGCTCTCTTTATCTTCAGCTTTACTCTAGCTGCTTTTGTGTTAGCTACAAACTGTTTGCCCTTTGAGCCTTCTCTCTTCTTTTTCTTTGCAGTAGTTGCTCTTTGAGACTTGGTAAGACTTCTGGCCTTTGACATAGGAAGACATCTGTCTGGGTTCTTTTTGTTCTTGCTAGTTCCGCATGGGCCTTTGATGCTTCCATCGGTTCCTATGCGTACCCAGTTTTGTCTTCTCCACTTTGCTAACTCACCCATATATTCCTATTTCTTTTTCCTAATTTTTAATTTCTTTCTCTTGCTCCCTTTGGCGTAGTTTGGGTCTTTGCAGTACTTAGACGCTGCCATGTTAGCGTATGCCGAAGGGTACTTATCAAACGTTCTCTTGGCCCAGGCTATTCCTTTAGGACATATTTTGTTTCCCATTTTTTTTCTTTTTCTTCTTCTTGAGGGCTGCAAAGTCAGCTTTAGTAATCTTGTTTTTTGGATTAGCTGCTGCTGCTATCTTGAGTTGGTTTCTTGTTAACTTCATTACTTGCCTACCTCCTTCATGGCTTTCTTATGTGCCTGAGTGAATGTCATTCCACCTAACATAGACTTACGCATGGAAGCGAGATGCTTTTTCGTATGGTGCTTTGCATGTCTCTTCATGGTTTTTTCCTGCCTAATACTTAAACTTTTCCTTGGTGTTTTCATTTCTTTGATTTCTTACCATATTTGGTAGGTTTCTTTTTCTTTGCCTTCTTAGTTATTGTAAGAGAATTTCTTTTTTTACCTGATGACGAATAATACATAATTTTTTTTTAAATCAACATTTCCACCTACGCAGGGCAAGAGCTTTTCTAGTAGGTCTTCCTTTTGAGTCCTTCATTGGACCCTTAACTCCTGACATTCTTGCACAAAAGCTACGCTTCCTTGCGCCTCCTCCTGGTTGTGGAGCCTTTAGATTGGAACCTGTTTTCCTGTTGTAGTAATCCCTACCTTTTTTAGTAAGACCACCCTTTTTGGATTTGTGTTCTTTTCTTAATGAAACCTTTTTTCGTGCCATACGATAGATGTTTATTTCTTCGTATACGAATACAAACCTAAATATCCCTTAATTTATCGGGTAGCTTACCTTCCTTAACCCACTCGTCAGTTTGATAAAGACACATGGCATTCCAGATCACTGCACTGAGGTGATCTTCGTCCTCAAAACCTTCCATGTATGCCCAAAGATGTCGGTAGATTGCATCGATGTATCTACTGAAAAACTGACCTTTCTCCCAGTTGCGTGAACCATACTTGTAAGCTCCATCCTCAAACCTTTTACTTGCTGCCTTTAACGCAGCGATGGGCAGTTGATTAGGAAAACCTTTGCCTTTCATTGAATCCCTCACCGAACCTGTTTCAAATTCAGTACGTTCTCCACTATCTGGTAGTTCATTTATTTTTTCGTTGTTGGTGTCCATAGTCTTATTTCTCCTTCTTTTTCGTTATATTCACTGAGGCTTCTCAAGATGTATGAGAGCCTTGCATTTAATAAAGCTTCTTCTTCGTTCTGACCTTTTGATTCATACGCATCCACAACAGTCCTCCAGGTTGCGCCATGCTTATCAAGAAGTTTCATTGCAGTCTTTGGGCCTATGCCAGAAGCACCAGAGAACCCATCAACACTGTCACCAGAAAGTGTTTGAACTAGGTGATTGTAGTCGGCTTCTTCTTTTGTCGTGTAGTTGGTTTCTGCTTTTAAAAAATTAAACCACTCACAATTAAGAGTGCCAAAGTCCTTGTCTCCACTGACAGCAACCATGTTCTTTTTCCCACAACACATCATGCCAATAACATCATCAGCCTCAAGGTTGTGCTTGTGGTAACCATTACGTTTCTTGTAGCACCACTCCTTAACTGCCTTTATACCGAGAGGTTTTCTCTTACCTTTCCTGTTAGCTTTGTATTCTGGAAAGATGTCATAACGAAAGTTACGACTGTCAGAGAACACCATCTGGTAATCATCGGTATCTGTTTGTGTCTGAATGTAATCAATAGTCTCATCAACAATCGACTTCATCTCGTTCATGTCAGTCTGTAACGTCCATATGTCATCATCCCATTTGATCTCTTGCTCAGATGCAAAGGCACTTCTCCAGACAACCATGTCTCCATCTATCACTGCTGTTCTTTTCTCGCTCATAAATATTAGTGTGTCTCTGCCCAGTTGTTACCGATCTTAAAGTCTCCATCAATAGGACACTTGATGCCAAGGGTCTTCCCTGCCTTTTCCATTGCAGCTACAAAAGTTCTTCCAAGATCCTTTGCGTGTTTCTCGTCGCATGAGAACTGAACTTCGTCGTGAACATTCGCATGCATCTCGTAGGGATGTTTAGCCATCAATGCAAACTCGATAAGACTCTGCTTCATGATAACAGCACCACAACTCTGCAATAGGAAGTTGAGTAGTGAGTGTGTTGATCTTGATCTAATAACCCTGCCATCGATGCCTGTAAGATGCCCATGTTTTTTTGCAGAAGCTTCAACATCACTAAGTAGTTTCTTGAACGCTGGCATCTTAGCCATGAAAGAATTTCTTAGTCTCTTTCCTTGTAGTCTTCCTCCACCAACTGACTCACCTAACCTAGTATCACTAGCACCATATATGAGTGAGTAGATGAATACTTTTGCTGCGCTCCTGTCAGGCAAACCAGCAGCATTCTGATTAACTGTGTGAATGTCACCTTCTAGGATTTCTCTAACATATTTACCAGAGTCATAAGGAAACAGGTAATGCGCAAGACACCTAAGTTCCAGTTGGGATGCATCAGATCCTACAAGAACCTTTCCTTCTGGAGCAGTGAACAACTCACGACACTCCTTTCCGTACTCCGAACGTACCGCAGGGATCTGCCCAAGGTTTGGTGCGTTATGTGTACACCTTCCAGTAATAGTTCCAGCAGTGTTGACTGACCCATGAATCCTTCCTTCATCTGTAACAGCATTCAACCAAGCGTGTCTTCCTTCCGCTAACATTCCAAGACGTTTCTGTAACAACAGGTACTCAAGAAGTTTAAGAGATTCCTTTGTGTCTATCTTTCTAAGCACTGCCTCATTTATCTCTGGTCGCTTGCCTTCATACGCTGCTGGTTTCCATCCAGCTTCCATGAGTCTTTCAGCAATCTGATCTCTGCTTCCTGGATTAAATGGAATTGTTTTTGTTTTGTTTCCCGTCTTCTCTGCAAGGTCACTGATGTTTTGTTTCAGACCTGCCTTCTTTAGCTGACCCTTCAACGCAATCTTAGTCTTGCCAGTGTACTCGATGCCATCTACCTCAACCTTCCAACCAGTAACACTCTTCATCGTCTCTATCTTTGGAGGGAACACCTCTTGCATCTCGTTCTCTATCTCCACCCGACGTACCATAAGTTCCTTTGCAAGCTCTTTGGCCTTATCAACATCAAAAGGAAACCCATTCATCTCTTGCACTCGAATTAGCTTTGCAAACTCGTGTTCAAGAACAAGGGACTTAGGGGATGTACTGTTTTCCAGTAGATGCTTGTAGAGTGCTAACGTTGTCCTAACATCCTGGTTGCAATAGGTCTGCATCTCTGGACTAAAGTTCTCCCAGTCTTCATCTTCACCATGTGAATCCTTATGCACACCAATACGAAGACCCCAAGCTTTGAGTGAGTGAGATCCTCTCAACTTCTTAGGGAAACCTTTCTCGTATCCTCTCTTGTCATCTTCATCACCTATGTCAGGGAAAAGAACCTTTGCCATAAGCATTGTGTCTACGATTTTGTTGAAGCGTATCCCGTACAATCGATACAGAGCAGGAGCATCAAAGCCTATGCCATTGTGAAAGCAAACATACTCAGCTTCCTGTAGCATCTTTAAGCCCTCATCAATATTCTCTTTCATTGTATTAAACTCAAACAACTCACTTGTTGTAGGGTCTATAACTGTAAAGCAATGTAACCGATCAAGACCCTCAAGTGTCTGCCAGTTCTTTATTGCATTCGTTTCTATGTCACTGATTAGGATGTTATATTTGTAACTCATATTAATTTTATTCTTTCTTCTATTCTCTTACTTAATGTTCTAAATGCTACCTCTACTGTTTGGGGTACGACTCCGTTTCCCAAGAGCCTAAGTCTGTCCACCCTACTGGAAGCCCCATTAGTTGCTCCACCCAGTTTGGGTTTAGGTGTTGTCCTTGGTTCTTCCCAGTCGTGTTGGGATTCTCCTGGTCTGCTAGGCCATCTTTGAGTATCGCATTGGGTAACTGACCCATATGTCCCCTTTTGCTCGCTGTCTGCCCCATAATGTGTTCGATTGAGTTTGTTCCCTTGTGATCCCTTGATGCTGGAGTCGGCCAAGATAAAGACTCGTTTTCTTTGGTGAGGTGCGCCAACTTCGCTCGCTGAGAATACTCCTGCCTCTGCGATGTAACCCATACTTTCCAAGTCTTGGAGGACATGGAGCAAAACACTTCGTCCTGTCTCTGTTTTGGAACTGATGATTCCTTCAACGTTTTCCAAGAAAACAAGTCTTGGTCTACATCTTCCGATTCCATCGCTGATGTAGGGGTAGAGGTGTCTTGGGTCTTCAACTCCTTCTCGGCTTCCTGCATGGGAAAAAGGTTGGCATGGGAATCCCCCAGAGAGGATGTCAATTTGTCCAAGAAACTTTTCGTATGGGAAGGTTTTAAGATCCGTCCAGATAGGTGCTGGAGATATTTTATTCTCTTCCATCGCTTTGACCAAGTTGCAAATTGCGAAGGCTTCGATCTCCACATGAGCGACTTCGATGCAGTTTGGGAGAACTCTTCTGAGTCCAATCCCAATTCCTTCGTATCCACTGCAAAGTGAAAGGTGTCTGATATATTCTTTGGTATTATCCACATCTAAAACTCTTCTGATATTTCTGTTTCGGTTAGTCTTCCTGTTCGCTGGCAGTACTCAAGGTGACTGCAAAGTCCTGTTTCCCCACTGAATCGGTTTTTAAGAACAGACAACTTCGTGACTTTATCTTCACTTTGAAGATCCCTAGAAAGGGCTATGCAAATGTCACTTAACTGACTAAGGGCTTGGCTGCCCCTAAGTGCTGATAGGTTAGGCATGATTCCGTCTTCGTACCCTCGGTTCCCTTCTGGTCGCTTTAGGTGGCTAACAAGTATAAGGGCAAAGTTACATTCCTCAACAAGCGTTCGCAGCTTTGTCATGAGGACATCGATAGCTCGACGTTCGTTGCCAAGTTCGGACTCTGGCATTCCACTGATACAAATCGATATGTGATCTAGCACAATGTAATCAACCCCAAGTGCCTTGACGAGATAACGCATATGTGAAAGTAACTGGTCAGTATTCAGAGAACCCCAGTGGTCGTAAAGAAAGAACCTACCAGAACCTACTGTTTTCTTAAACGCTGCTCTGTACTTGTCATCAACAACAAAGTCCTCAAGGTGCAACAGCTTTCCTAACTCAAGTCCTAGAACACCTTGTGCTGATCTCTCTATGTTTTCTTCAAGGGCAATGTAACCTATCTTTGTTTTCTTTGTTGTAGTGAGTAGATGGTGAGCAATCTGCCTACAGACTTGTGACTTTCCAACGCCACTTCCTGCACAGAACAAACTAATTTCTCCTTTGCGTAGTCCTTTTGTTTTTTCATTGAGTCCCTCAAAAGGATACGGAACTGAGTCATTCTTCTTTACTGTGGATATACGCTCAAATAAATCAGCACCATCTATGATGTTCACTGGACTCCACTGCTTGGCATCAAACATAGCCCTAACAACATCTTGTGCTTTGCCTTCCATCAGTAATGCGTTAGGATCTTTTCCAGGTAACTTAGCGACATAAGCTTTGCCAGTGGGGATAATACTAACACACTCACTCATTGCCTTTTGTCCTGGTTCATCCATGTCAAACATCAGGACCACTTCATCAAACAACTCAAGCCACTTTAAGTTCTTCTTGAACGCACTCTTGGCAGATTCAGTGCCATTAGGAATAGAAACACATGGGTACTTATTCGAACCTAGTTGGCTTACTGTAAGGCAATCTATCTCTCCCTCACAAACTATAAGTTTCTTTCCACCATTAGGCCAAAGGTGCTGACCAAAGAAGTGATCTTTTATACAGCCTGTAGTCTCAAACTTTTTATCTTTGTCTCTTATCTTTTGACCAACTAACTCACCATCAAAGTTTCTGTAGTTGGCTATGTGTACTGTCTTACCCCTAAAGTTACCTACGTAGTAACCATACTTCTTACAGGTATCGAGGTGTATTCCTCTAGGAGCTATGGGTAACAAATCCCCATAAATAAATTCTTCTTCTTTTTTGTTTTTCTTTGTCATCTTTTTTTTAAGTAGTTCGGTTATCTTTTGAGCAGGAGTATACCTTCCGCAGCTAAAACACTTTGTACTGCCATCGGCATTGATACATAACGCATCACTGCTAGAACAATCAGGACATGGAAGGTGTCTATCTATGAATCCAAGGTCTTCGTCCATTCGGTCGGTATCCTCTTGTGACACCACATGAAGCCATGCCTATCGCACCACTTGGCATATGTCGTGTTACTGTTTTTGGTGAGTCGGTTATATGCATTTTGGAACAAGAATCTGACATCGTAACGACTTCCATACTGCTCTTGTATGAGCCGATGTTTAGTCCTATCTTCGGGCTTGAAGAATCCCTTTGCTTCTATGATCACACCATTGGGGAAAATAAAGTCAGGGGTATACGTTGCCAGTTTTGTGTAACTGATCTTCAAAGTCTCGTACTCAAATTCAACCCCCTCCCGTTTAAGGGAGAGGGCTGTATCCTTTTCAAACTTAGAACGGAACTGCACTCGACGATGTTTTATTCTCTTCTTCGCTCTCTTCATCACTTTCTTCTTCTTCGTTATCTTCTGCAACAAAGCCCCCTTTGACTTGATCAAAACCAAAAGACTCTGCGTTGTCTGCACCTGGACCACTGTACTCAACCAACTCAACAACCTGGACTGCACGTAGTCTTAGACTGTACCCAAAACCAAGGGCAGGAACATACCAAGTTGCAAGCTCAACACTCATTCTAACTTGTGAGCCACTGCCAACATTTGTATCTGCTGGAAGTTTGTTGCCTTGACTATCATAGATGCCAATAGAAAAGGTTCTCTCACCTTTGGCAGTCTGCTTCTTTGCTACCTGCTTTGCGTAGATCTCGTTGTCACCATCATCAGTGATACGAATAGGAGGCGTGTTGAATTGCTTCAACTTTTTCTTGCCTTGTTTGACAAGCTCTTCCTTGTAGGCTTGCTCTACAAGTTTATCTACATTTGCAGCGAACTCATTGAATATGCCCTCATCATCAATGTGAATCTTGCAGGAGTATTGTCCGTTCTCATCCCATTTATAGTCGGGCTGTAACTTCGGATAGAATGCCTTTCCGATTGGCGTGGTTAGTTTATGTATTTTCATTTATTTTTATCTCTTATTATTTATTTATTTCTATTTTATGTTTTCCGTTATTTAGGAAAAGAAGTACGGACTATCTCGTATCAATGAGATGTCGGCAGAACCATATTGAGGAGGCTCTGGAAATTCAAGGTCAGGGTTTTGTTCCTTTATTTGACCAAGCCACTCACGCAACAAATCAGGAGTAAACATCTTTACTGCTTCAGATCTAATGGTGTCTGCAAGTAACTGTGCTTTGTTTGAGTGAGTACCAAATGAGTCATGGATCATACAGAAATCATACAGACCCAGCTTGTTGGATTCATGTACAACGTTGTGTAACAAAGCTGAGTCATATGAGTGAATTGTATTTGGACTTACGCCATTCTTCTGTTTAACAACACTCAACTTATCAATGCTGTCTTGGAATCTAACATGCATCAAGTGACCTGATATGTAAGTTCTGATCTGTTGTTCTTTTACTTTCTTGTAGTCTTGCTTAACAACAAACCCACTGGGTGTTGTCCATTGCAGTGGTCTTCCCTCCGCACTAACAATTTGTGCAACCTCAACAAACCAATCCATGCACTGCTTCGGTAGATCAAGTATCTCTTCAATAGCTCTCCATACGTTCGATGAAAGATAATGCACTGCCTTGTAGTATTCCTTTTCACAAAAGGGACTAGGGCAATCATCGCCATGTATCTTGTCCTCAAACCAATCAAGAACATACTGCCTACATGAGTACTCCGTAAGCCCATAAGCCTTGGTCATTGTTGGTCGTTTTAGGCATGCTCTATCAATGCCATAATCCAACCAGGCTTGTGCAAAAGGATGCCCACTCTTTGCGTCCTCTTGCATGTAAGATTCACAACGTATTCTTGCAGTCGTGTAAATGTCAGCAGGTACTCCTTCATCGTTTGGAGTTACGTTAGTGGCAGCACACCCATACTCACATCTTGTAAGGATCGACAACAACTGAAGCCCATTGTTTGTGGCGTCCATCATCACTGGTATCTTTGTTTTTATCTTTCCGTTTTCAAGAAACACTCTCCACTCAAAACAAAAGGCCAAGAAACTAAAAGGTGCATCTGCTTGTATCCATCTAAGATCACCGACAGGGTCCATCGCTATCGACTTGATCATCTCAGCATTATCGTATGCCCACTGCTCTCGATTATCCAAAGATACCTTGTCGTTGCCATAGGAATTAGAGCCATGTATTGCAAGCCATCTTGCTTCCTTTTTGTTACGTATCTTTTCTTCTCTCCAGAATTGTAACAACCCCCTGGATAAATCATTGCCCATAGGATTACAGAATGTAGGGGCATAATAAACACGACCTCTAAAATCCACATTGCATGGTAAAAAGATTCTCTCTCCTGCAAACTTCTCTGCCAAGTAAACCACCTTGGTAGTCAACATCCTCTTGGACCTTGTTGAAAGATTTCTCTTGTGAATACCGCTGGCTACCTTGGCCCAGGCATTTCTTGAA